GTCCTTCTCTAAGAAATGCGCCATTTTGGCAGACCGATCGGCCGGGCAACGTCCTAACATTGAGAAATTAATGAGAGCCAGATTTACAGTATGAAACTACTGTTCAAAGTGTCAAATACCGGTGGAATTGAGGCCACTGTGGCTAATTCTAATCTCAAGGAGCACTATTCCGGGATCAACGATAATGTGGCCTGGAAAACTCTACTCCCTAATCTACGGAGGGCTACCACGGAGTACCTTATCCCGCATATTTCAGAGGAGATTTACACAGCTATCGCCGAGCTCTATGACTCTGGAGATGAATTATCCGCGGAGCAGGAGGAGTTTCTTATGGCATGCCAGGACGCATTGGCATTCTACACGATGGTATTGGCTCTACCTGAACTTAATATCACAGTAAGTGAGATGGGATTGGTAGAAAAGGGAAGCACATCAGCTCCAACTACTGCCGCACCTCAGTGGAGATTTAAGGAACTGAAGTACGATCTGTGCAAAAAGGCAGACAAGATGCTGGATAAATGCATCGCGCTGCTCGAGAAATATACCCATGATGAGGTTGAATTCTTTGCTGGATGGGTGGATACAAAGGCCTATACCGATACCAGGACGACCTTTTTTCAGTCTGCCGCTGAATTTGACAAATATGTCAAGATCAACTGCAGCCGGCGCCTATTCGCGCAGATAATGCAGGATATCATCCGGTGGGAGGAGGAGATAGACAAAATCATCTGCGAGGATCAGTTCAATGCATTGGCTGATGCGATCAAGAATGGTGATGCCGATGACAACGAAAAGCAGCTGATCGAGCACATCCGGAGATATATAGCCCCAAAGGCTATGGCTTCTGCCGCTCCATTGCTGTTTCTGACATTGGATACTAATGGTTTGTACTTATCATCCTATACTGATGGCGTGGATTCCCACAATCACTTTAGCGCTGTAGCCAGAGGTGCAGAGGCTGTTGGTAATTATATCCTTAAACTCCAGACCGATGCGTCATATCAGCACAATGTGATGATGAATTTCATCCACAACCACATTTCAGACTATAGCCTGATTGAGGACAGTGACTGTTATGCCAGGTATACGCATTCACGTGTTGGACCGATCGACGTAGGTCCTGGAGGTATATTCATCTAATCTGAGCCCGGGTACATTGCCCAGGCTGTGCTTTTCCTTGATAAATGGATCTGCAGCTACGATCTTGCTCATATAGCGCTCAGACTCTTCCAGGGAGTGATGTCTAGCCTGATTTTGGTATGTTCTGGCTGGAGTTTTACCAAACGCCAGCGCATCCATTCCTGTATTCTTCCAGCTGTACAAAGTGTTGCCAGTAATGGATACAAGTATTTTCTCCTTATGCAGATGCTGTATTGCAGTTCTGTACCGGTTACTTGTGGATGATTTGCCGATGGGACGACGGGATCCGAGTGATTTTCGGCCGCCGATGACGTATGTATTGTAGGGTAGGTTCATTAGACCGCATTCTATCAATTTTTCCTTTAACTCATCAGGTATGGTGACAAAGTGCTCCTGGTTATTCTTTGAAATGTGGGCGGGGATCTGTATCACAGATCTATCCATCATAAAATGATATCTCTGCAGCTGCCGCTGTTCATTTGGTCGTATCAGGCAGTAAAAAAGCAGAAGGCAGGACATGTATGTTGAAACATCCTGCTCCTGCAGGTATTGCAGGATGACGGGTATGTCATGAGCTGGCACCGGTCGCCGGGATGATGGCTTCTTTTTACGACGTGGAATCGTTGAGAATGGGTTCCGATCGGCGAGCTCTCGTTTCACGAGGATACCCCAGATCGTGGATATCCCATTGATATCATTATTATGGGACCTGGCACTGATACCTGACACTGTCAGCCAATCAGAAAAGGCTAGTGCGAGTCTTTTATTCACTATGGTGACTGGTTCATCAGCCAATCCAACGCTCTCCAGGAATGTCGTAAACTTCTTTACCCAGGATCTGTAGCTGGTTAGGGTGGCTGGCCGGAGATCCTGGCAATAGCTCAGCGCCTTGGTCAGACCTTCCCGGATAGTCATTGGTTTGATGGCGGCTACCTGGATTGGATCGTATGGATAACCATATGGGAGTTTCCGGTTTAGCTCCTCCAATATCTCCTGAGCTTTTGCAGCCCGGTGCTCAGCAGGATAATATCCGATATCAAAGGACAGCCGGTGCCGCTCAAGTCGGCCGGTAGCTGGATTGGTTTGGTAAAACAGGAAGTACCACCTCTTGGGTGTCTGTACAAGCCTGGCAGGTCTGTAGTCGATATGCATGATCCTAAGGTTTTGCTGCATCATCACCCTGGACCTATCTAGTTGTGTCGGTGGTGGGTCACCTGACTTTGGGTTGGAATCGGCTGAAACTCCGTGGGAATCAGCCGATTCCAAAATTCGTTGAGCGGAAAACGAGAACGAATTCTCACCCTCTCCATTCTTTTCCCTATTCATATTCAGCAGTTTAGATTCTACAGTTGGACGGGTTTTGCACCCGGAAATGGCCGTTTTGCCGCACAGTTGACGCAAGGGGGGCCCGGCATTCTATTATTTATTTATTTATTTTTTTCTTTTCTTCTTCTTAGAGAAAGTATAAGGCCGTTGGTCGTTTGGTTATACCAGCTATAACCCTACTGGCAGTAAGGCAGACGCACGACCAAACCACAACCAAGCACAACCAGACGACCACTATTTAACACTTTCGAGGACCTTTTCGCCCTCCGCGACCATGGTTTTGAGCTCATCCTGCACCTGACTGAGGTGTTTTAAGAGTCGAGCGAGCTTCGCATTATTTTCATATTGCAGCTCTCCTGTCGACGGTTCCGCCACTTTGGACTCAATGTATTTAGCCTCTTCCAGGATTTGGTAAGTGAGATCCTTTTCCATGATCTCCACGGGATCGATTTTGATGTGAGTGCATAGGCCACTCAGAATCAATCCTTTTGGCGGCCTGTTTTCCAGTATCCATTTCCCAATGGCAGTACCGGTCATACCAAGTTGTTCGCCTAGCTCAGTCTGTGTGATATCGTGGGCGAACATCCAGGTCCTGAGATTCTTCGAAAAAAATAATTTTTTTTCCACAGAAATAAGAAATAGTTTATATTTGTGTAATCGTTTCACAAACAGAAACAGAGTTTCGCCCAACGAAACAAAGTTTCACAAATATAACGACAATGCCCACCATTGCGCAAGAAAAATATTGCCGTCTCTACAGGATCGACTACCTGGTCACCAAAAAGTCATACACCGAAAAGCGTACCCAAAGGTCTATTTACTCCGACCTCATGTCTCTCCTGGACTGCAGCCGGTCCAGATTATGGCGCCTCCGCAGATTCCAACCCGGAGACCCTGGAGGATTATCTACCGAAGAACTCATACAACTCGCCAACTACTTCCAGTGCTCCCTCGACGACCTGGTAGTCAAGGACGAGTCTGCATCTTCTGCATTATCACCTGAGACCAGCCCCGAGTCTGCCGAGGAGGCCGGGGCTATTTCATTCACCCCACAGACACCCCTCCCATGAAGCACTCCATCAAAGTCATCTGCGAGGATCATCACATCACACGCCGCGCCCTCGAAGCCGTCCAGGCACTCATCAATCGCGGCATAGAGCACGATGACATAGCCAGACTCACAGGCTGCACAGTCACCACACTGCTCAATCCCTCAACTCGCCTCAATCGCAGCCACTACCAGGCACTGGCTGCACACTTCAACGTATGTCGCCTATGGCTCTGGACCGGCCTAGGCCCTATGTTTCTCGATGAGTCAAAACTCAAATCCAAAATAGTATGAAAAAACGTGAAGCCCTCGCCATCCTCAGGGATGCTCGCCGCGTATTTGATACCGCACACCGACTCGACAAAGAAATATGCGCATCAGTCGTGCCCATTTCTGATTGTCATCCACTTGCTCTGTATTATCTGTATGGCAATCAGCCAGATAATATTGATTCATGGCGCTGGAATATATTCCCGCTCTACCAGGCACTCATGATGGCAGGCCCATCCCTCTACAAGGCCGTCAATCAGTGCTACCCAAAGCACTCCCTCATTAATAAGTTCCGCATCCTCATCCGCGTCAGCATTCAGATCCTGCACGAGGGTAAGATCACATGGCCCACCACCATCCCACAGTCATGAGACTCATCATCGCTATATGCGTCCTGGCTCTGCTGTCATGCGCGCCGGATCCCACACCCATCCCCGCATGTGATTATGCACAGATCACCTACGATGGTCACAAGGCACACATCACCATCACATCCGATCTGCCAGAGATCACCATTTGCCGTGAATTTGGCCGGTGCTTTACATGTACACGCCAGTATTATCAATGCATCTCCATGAGTGCAGATCCCAGTGAGATGATCACACTTGTCGCTGATGGAGATAGCTGCACTGTCACAGTTACTACAGCACCGTCTGATCACTAAATCACCCCCTCACCCCTCACCCAATAGGCTTCCCCCCGGCATGTCCGATATCAAATACATACCACCAGATTTCTCCGCTACACTCATAGAGAAGGCCGACCTCCTCGAGATCGTCCGCCATTGGCAGCCCGATATCGTCAAGGCCGGATCATCCTACAAGGGCAACTGCCCAGTATGCGGCGGCAAAGGCAAATTTGCCATCAACCCCGCCAAAAATATCATCAAGTGCTTCAAATGCGACGTCGGCGCCGGCAATGCCATCTCATACCTCATAGAGTTCCGCGGCATGAAGTATGTAGAAGCCTGCATCTGGCTCGCCGACCACCTCAACCTAGATATACCGTTACCAGATAGTACAGCATCCCCCTTTCAAGGGGGATCGCGCCACAAGGTGGAGCGAGGGAGTTCACCGGCACAGCCGCTCCGTGCAGCCGGCGAATCTGTAGACAGCACACCAGACTCAATTACATCCTTCCGCGACGACCAGCTCCGCGCATCCGGCATCACCGACGACGCCCAGCAGCTCATCATCATAGGTCCCGACGAAAAAGAGACCATCATCAACCGCTACACAGCAGGATCTGTAGATGATAAGTTCATGCCCATCGCCGGCCATGATATGCTGCTCCATTACTATGACCTGGATGATCGCCCGGTCATGTACACACCCAAGCACAGCAAGGTCCCAAAGCCCTACATCCGCGTCCGCCACAAATACCCCAATGCACACACCGATGTCAACGGCAAGCCCATCCGCTACATGTCTCCACCTGGCTCCAAAAATCATCTATGGATCCCGGGGCTCATCCGCCGCAAGTATAAGTCCCACGACCGCATAGATACCCTGGTATTTGTCGAAGGCGAGAAAAAAGCAGATGCCCTGTGCATGATCGGCATCGATGCAGTAGGCATCGCGGGTATATTCAACTTTGCCCGGGACAACGAGATGCCGGCACTCATCGAGAGACTCATCACTGAGTGCAGCGTCACCAATGTCATGTTCTGGTTTGACTCCGACATAGACGCACTCGGCTCCGATCCCACCAAAGACACAGACCTGCGCCCCCGGCTATTTGCCCAGGCCGCTCTCAAGTTCCGTCACTACTTCTACAAGTTCCAGCAGGAGTATATCAACATACAGTCCTGGATATGCCACGGCAAAGACACCACACACAAGGGCGCTGATGATCTCCTCATCGCCCTGGAGCCTCACCTCACCCCGGCACATCCACTGGCCGAGGATTTTCGCACAGCTCTCCGCAGCCACACCAGTGAGGGTCAGCATATCCGCATGCACCTCATCACATCTGCATCAGATGCACAGATCAAAGAGATCTGGCACCTCCACTCGCCGCGCGCCTTCATGCTCCATCACCAGGAGCAGCTCAAGAGCATGCCGGAGTTCCGGATCAACAAGCACCGGTACCGCTGGAACGAAGCCGAGCAGGCATTTGAGAGCGTGCAGAAGCTGCTGCCAGCTGAGCAGTACTGGTATACCGTAGACACCAAGTATGGCCAGCAGACCAAGTTCGACCACCTCAACATCACCTACTTTCTCCAAAATCGCGGCTACTGGCGTCAGCGCATATCTCTCGGCAAGTTCCGCCTCATCCAGGTCCAAAACAACATCATCACAGAGACCTGCCCCGAAGACATACAGAGCTTCGTCTATGACTTCACAGCACAGATCGAAGAGTACCAGGTACTCCGCATGCTCATGCAGGGCGGCTCTCAATACTTCGGCCCTGAAAAGCTCAAAAACCTCAAGGTATACGAGCCGCCATTTATCCGCCCATCACGCGATGAGGAGATCCTCTGCTTCAAATATGGATACTGGCGCATCACCTCAGAGGGCATCACTACACACAAGTATCTCGAGCTCGCCGGAGCTGTATGGGCCAATGATGTCATAGACTTCACCCCACAATACCTCAAGGACTTCATGACCATCCAGCATCAGCCCGATCGTCAGATACCATACACCGTCGACAGCCCATACAACGACTGCGATATCCTTAAGTATATCATGCTCACCAGTGACATCCATTGGAGAGACAGCCGGCCCACGGCTAGCACATTCCCAGAGGGCGACGATATATGGGAGGAGAAAGATTACAACCGCGTCAACACACTCATGACCTGCATGCTCGACAAGATCGTAGCCACCGGCTACCTGGCATCAGGCTTTATGGATCCGGCCACCCAGAAGGCTGTAGTATGCCAGGACGCCCATGAGAGCAAGGGCGGCCGATCCGAGGGCGGTACCGGCAAGAGTCTCTTTGCCCGGCAGTTTGAGTGGCTCTTCCCGGTCCACAAGATCAATGGTAAGCAGGCCCGCCTCACCGAGGATCAGTTTCTATACGATGGCGTCGATGAGCGCACACGTCTCATCCTGGTAGATGACTGCCGCCGCACCACAGACTTCGAGGCATTCTTCTCCTTTATCACCGGTGGCGTCATCGCCAACTCCAAGGGGGTCTCCAAGGTCGCCGTAGGTCTCAAGCGTTGGATATTCACCACCAACTTCTCCATACGCGGAGAGGATCGCAGCCACCTGCGTCGTCAGTACAACATTGCATTCAGTGACTACTTCAATGCTGACAGGGATCCGGTCTCCATCTTTGGCCATGCGCTCTTCGATGAGTGGGATGATCGTCAGAAAAACTACTTCTGCAACTGGATCGCTCATGCTATCCTCGCCTACAAGCGTCTTGGCCTCAAGACCTTTGCACCTGATGGTGATATCAAGCGCCGTCGCCTCCGTGACATGCTCGGTGAGCTGTGGCTCGACTTCTTCGAGACTTACTTCTATACCGGCTCCGACTACATCAACAAGCGATTTGAGATCAACAAGGCTATCGAAAAATTTATAGCCCTCAATCCCTCACAGCGCAACTACGCCAGCAAGGCCCTCTTCAAAGACAAGGCCGACATGTTCTGCCGCTATGCCGGATACACATTCAATCCTCCGGAGATCACTTCCAAAGATGGCCGCATACGCAATAGCTCCAAGGGTATCGAGTATTTCGTCATCGCCGACCACGAGTTTATTCTACTGGAGTATTTAGAGCACGTCAATACCATCCTTTTGGACCCCGCATCACTCATAGACTTCTGAAACCATGACACTGATCACCCGACATCTCGAGATCATCTATGATGCCTACGATCGCATCTACGCCATCGCTCGCCACAGGTGGGACTCTATGGCCTACTACCACGAGCCTACCAAGACATCCAATCTCTTTGGCCACTACGTCCGAGCCCTCATGCCTGATCGGGATCCGGCCACCATCACCTGGGCAGAGTGGGAAGAGACATCTGGTCCACTCAAGGAGGCCATAGATGCCATGCTGCAGATCATATTCCCTGCAGATCCATCGCTCAAGGTCGCTGATATCGTCAAGGGATACCATCCTACATTCCGCCATCTCACACCCTACGAGCGCGCCGTCCGCATCTTCTGGCTCATAGAGAAACACTATCCGCGCCGTATCCACCGGACACCTTTGTCCAAGGATGCAAATCGATCATCCAGACGCCGGTCTTCCAAGGCATATACCAAAAATTCCTCTTCCAAGACGGATCGCCACGCACGGCGTGGCGATGGAGTTCCTGGAGTTCCCGGAGTTCCTTCTAAATCACAAAATCACCCCCTGCGATGGCTTCCCTACAAAGACTAAAATTCATCACCTCCCAGGCGGACCGGCTGCTCATCCGCCGCGCCCATACCAAGCTCCGGGATCTCACCAATCCACGGATCCGCCTGGCCCTATCCATTATCAGAAGGGGAGCCATCAACATTACCGACCTGGAGCGCACCATGTATCATGAGGGCGATGTCGAGATAGATCAGCCTCGTGTCAGTCAGACCGTAGGCACATTACTCAGATATCACCTGATCAAGCGTGCATATCCTACAGGTGTAGATTACCGCCGTCACTACTACGTCATCAACGAAAAAGAACTCGCTCGCATCCACCAGGCAGTGACCAGGTATGCTGACTACGACCGTGCCTCGTCCATCCACCATTCAAAAGTGAATAGTGGACCTATATAGTTGGTTTTAGGGTTTTCAAGGCCGGCAGTATGGGTGCTGCCGGCTTTTCCCTTAGTCATTTCATCAATCTCACATACATCATCGTCCAAAATCTAGTATCACCATGCAATCTTCAAACTTACAGATCACCTACATCCCGATCATCCACATCACAGGATCCCCACTCAATCCTCGCAAGCATTTCGACGAGGCTGCTCTCGAGGAGCTTGCTGACTCCATCGCCGCAGAGGGAGTACTGCAGCCTATCTTGGTACGTCCAATCCCATATTCCAGCACAGAGCCTGGCCCATATGAGGTAGTCGCCGGTGAGCGCCGACTCAGAGCAGTATACAAGCTCCATGCCCGCACCAGTACTACACCACCTGGCGCCGACGTCACCATCCCTGCCATCATCCGTGATCTCACAGAAGACGAAGCACTCGAGATCATGATCACTGAAAATCTGCAGCGGCGTGACATCCATCCCATGGAGGAGGCTGCAGGATTCGCGCAGCTCGTCCGCGTCCGGCACATGGACATCAAAGAGCTGGCTGCCAAGGTAGGGAAGAGCCCATCCTTTGTCGCTCAGCGTCTCAAGCTCACAGACCTCATCGAGCCTATCCAACAGTTTTTCTACCATGGCTGGCTCCTTGTCAAAGATGCCCTTATCCTCTCACAGCTCCGTCCGGAAGATCAGCAGAGCTACTATGATGATGAGCTGGAGGGTCGTACTAAGCTGGTCGAGGTATCCAAGTGGGAGCTGAGCAAGTACCAGAACAATCTCTCTAATGCGCCATTTGACATCACCGACGCATCACTCCTCAAAGGCCAGCCATCCTGCACCGTATGTCCGTACAACTCTGCAGCAGCGCTGCTTTTTCCTGATCACTCTGAGCCCATATGCAGCAATCCCGAGTGCTTCCGCTCCAAGTGTGATGTCACATTCAACAATCGCCTGGCTGAGGCAAAGGAGGATCCTGCCGTCGTCCTGGTCAGTGATGAATACAGTGCATCAAAGGCCACCAAAAAACTGATGGAATCCCACCACGGCATCCTCCGATACAACCAATACGATAAACTCCGTGCCCCTGAAATGCCAGAGAGAGATTGGTATACCGGAGACAATGAGACCCCAGAGGAGGACGAAGCTGACTACCAAAAAGCGTTAGAAGAGTACAAGGATGATCTCGAAAAATACAATTGCAAGATCTGCTCCGGTGCATATACCAAGGCCCTCATCATCGATGGCGACAACAAGGGTCAGTATATCTATGTCAAAATTGATAAGGCCGTTAAATCAGCCATATCCACTGCAACTGCGTCAGCACCTCAAGACACTACTGCCCAGGACATCAAAGACGAGATCGACCGCATCAAGTTCCGCGAAAACCGCGCCATCGAGCTCGACGATTCCAAGCGATGGACCGAGCTCTACAAGCTCTGCGATCCCCTCAAGTACACAAACGATGCCCGCTCCGAAAAGCTCTCTGAGCACGAGATCAACGCATTTGCCCGCGCCATCTACAAGCGGATAGGGTATAGCCAGGCCTCTGATCTGCTCAAACTTTTATCTATACAATGCTCCCCAATGGGGTACCCAACAGATGAAGACGGATGGAGTATACCAGCCGGAGTCATGCGCTCACCTCACATCCTCAAAGATCTGGTCAGGTATTTCATAGTCGCTGAGCTGCGTGTCGCACAGATCGGAGGCAAGATCAAAGGTGATGTCCGCTGCCTGGAGCTGTGCCTCGACCAGGTATATCCTACAGTCACCGAGCAGATCGCCACCAAGCAGCGCGACATCGCCACCAAGCGCGCCGCCAAAGTAGCGAGCACCATCAAAACCCTCCAGCAGAAACTTAAAACTCCCTCCAAAAATCCCCCTCTTGAGGGGGATCGCTCGACGCAGGAGAGCGAGGGAGTTCCACCGCAGGTAGCTCCTCGCTCCGTAAAATCCTCATCCAAGAAAGGCAAAGGCATCAAAGCCCTTATCACCGACTCACCATCCAGCTAGCCATGCGTGCCACCACCCATCTCCGCTTCCAGCTCAGCTCTGACTGTGGGCGAGAATTACCACAACTCCGCAAGCCACTCCTCTACTATCCCGATACCGCCGAGGTCTATACCTGCCTCGGCGACTATCTGGGGCAGGGTAGCATCACTGCAGACGGTATGCTGGTAGTAACCCAAGAATTTAACGAAACCGGCCCGGCGGTATCCGGGCGGATGAAAACATGAAAAGATTATTTCAAATTTTAGACAAAATGAACGTGGATGATGGAATCAACGACACCAGCCACGTATTGATTTGTACATCATTGATAGGTGCTCGCTTTAACCAAAAGAAAGGTGGCACTATCATCGAGATTGGCGCACCTGGAAATGTTATAGAAAAACTCCTGGATGGGCGTCAACAAGCCATATTAATACTGATAGATACAAAAGAATTCAAATCCACTGAAACCGCCCTGGATGGTCACCAGGGAGATGTATCATGAAGCTCCTCTCTTTTCTCACAACCTTCCTAGCCCTGAGCGCATTATGCTCCTGTGATATTCGCTATACCAATACCGAGGTCAAGCATTTTGTACCGGGAGACACAGTTTTTTGCCAGCAACTAGGCATACCACAATTTGCCCTGATCACCACTAATGACACCATTCATAGTATTATATGCTATGATTACTCCACCAAGAAGATGCACCTCCAATTTGGTACAACTTCTTGGTGTGAGAGCTATGATGATTTCAGGATAATATACTGGGGAGAATAGAATATCAAATTAAGCTCCAGATCACTCCCTCACCCAATCACTCCATTACTCAATAAACCCTCCCACATCATGAACGACTTTTTCCGCCATCTTTTCGACCAGCAGGCCACAGATCGCATGCTCCGGATAGTATACGTTGTCACCATCGTCATCGTTGCTATCGGTATGCTGATAGGCTATCTCCTGGCAGGTTGGGCTGGTAAAATGCTGTGACACCATGCCATCCCGCATCACACGCCTCATCCGCCGCCGACAGGTCTCCCTCCTCCCACTGATCCGCATATTGATCAGATGGTACCGCCTACTCCGCAGGCACTATTTACTCAACCGTAAATCTTAACGCATGAAACCGTCTAAACTCACTCCCTCCGGTGCCCCCAATGGTCGCGGCTTCCTGGTACAGATCCCAGATGGTCGCCGAGGTCGCACCTACCACTCTAAAAGCTACATCCGTGACAAGATCCCGGTATACCTGGAGACTGCTCCTGACCAATACAGCGAGGAGGGCCACCTGTTTACCAGGGATCAGCTCAAGATCATCGGATATATTGACTGATCACTCAATCATCAAACCATGAAGACCATCGACGACCTTATGGAGACCAAGCCGCTATTGATACGAGCCAATAGCCCCGGCCTCCTTATCAATGGCAATCCTGTAGTAGTAGACTGCCGCATCATCTCAGAGACCAATTACCAGGCACTGATCGGCTACATCTCGGAGGCCAATGCCGAGATCTCTCGTCTATCCCGGGACAATACCGCCCTCAAAGCCCAGGTCCGAGCTGCCAGAACGCATATCGATAGAGGCTTTCCGGATTCATAATTCAATAATCTCAATACCATACTGTTATGTTTATGAAACGCATCATCTGCTGGCTTTTTGGCCACAAGCTCAAACGTATCGGAAAGAAGCGCATCATCAAGAAAGGATCATTTACCAATATACATCCAATCTCCCGTGTCATCACTTTTGAGCTATTTCTATTAGACAGGATTGAAATGGATTTTAAGTGTGAGCGATGTGGTAAAATTCATACTGACCAGAAGTTTGTATACTAATCCAGGGAGGCCTATTGTCCACCCTCCCTGTCCTATCTCCCGATCCCTCCACCTCCCCATATTGGCATCATCAATCGCGCCCATATGAAACAGCTCATCATCCTTGCTCTCTCCAGGTTTTTCCATTTTCTCAAATTCAAGTCATTAGTAGCATATACTGCTGTATATGGTGCACTTCTTGGGCTACAACACCATCTCGCCGATCCTGCAGTCATGCAGGAGATCCTCGCATCACTCCATGGCGCACCTGGATGGGTGATCAGCCTGGTCCAGATGGCCCCGACCATTATTATGGGATTGCTCAGCCCCCACACCAGCGAAAAGGTCAAAGAATACCGTGATCGAAAGCGCATCAAAAAGCAATACGGTACCTCCCTCTGACGTACGGACAGCTCACGAGCTGTCCGCTGGAGATTTATCGACAGCAATGACACACACACCAACATCCCAGCCTTCCATGACCCAACGTGTGATAGACTATTTCACAAATTATCTGCTCAAGCAGGGGCCCACCATCGTCCTTCTTGCCTGTGCCGTCTGGTATTTCTCGAGTGAAAACCGGCAGATGTCCGAAGAGATCCGCGCGTGCAATCAGTCCATCATCGACATGTATCGCACCGACCGCATCCAACTCCAGGAGATCATCTCCAACAACACCCGGGCCCTTCAAGAGATCAAATTCCTCAGACAATGATCGGCGGCCGCGAACTATACCGTCACTACGGTGACCCCAACACACAGCCCAACATGATCATGTGGGAGGTCCCCGCCGAGCTCCGGCAAGGCGCCATCCCCCGTCGCATCTACTGCAACAAAGACATGGTCCCCAGGCTGGTCCGGGCATTCTCCAATCTCATCACCACCGGCCACATCACCGAGCTCAAGACCTGGGACGGCTGCTACAACATCCGCCCCATCCGCGGCTATGAGAAGGCCTACGAAAACCTCATGAATGCCCGAAAGATAGAGGACGCCATAGACCTTCTCTCCGTGCACAGCTGGGGCTGTGCCGTCGATGTCAATCTCGCCACCAATCGCCTCGGCCAGCCACCGACCCTCACCCCCGGATTTGTCCGCTGCTGGACCGACGCCGGCTTCGAGTGGGGCGGATCCTGGCCCCGCAAAGACGGCATGCACTTCCAGCTCCGAGACTTACCAACATCCCTCTCTTGAGAGGGATAGCCACGCACAGCAGAGCGAGGGAGCAAAATCCCCCTTTTAAGGGGGATCGCTCTTCACGGAAGAGCGAGGGAGTTCTAAATACATTCTCAGGTTGGCGTCTGGACCTCTCCAAAGGGTAGGGGCCCAGACCTTTGATGTCCTATCCGCTGCCCTCCCCATCCACATACTTTAGCCCCAGCATCTGTCTCCGGACACATCCATCTCTCTTTTAAGAGAGATCGTCACGCTACAAGCGTGACGAGTGAGTTCCCCGGCGCAGCCGCTCACTGTGTTCACCAAAATCTCTATCTCTCATATGAAAAATCAAAAACCCACCTCCCTCGGCATCGACCACCTCAAGCAGCTCGTCAAATTCATCATCCTGGCTGTCCAAAAGGGCACCACCATCGATGAGGATAAGAATGGGCGCATCTCACTGGTGGAGGCATTTAGCATCCTGACCTCCCTCGGCTTCAAGTTTCCTGCTGTGTACAATGCATTTCCGGAAGCTATCCGGGAGTGGAAAGACCTCACACAGGAGGAGATCGATGAGCTCGTCCAGTGGTTTTCTGAGGAGTTTGACCTGCCAGGTGTGGAGCATGGCCGCATTGAGGCTCTGGTCAAGGAGTGCGTCCAGGCTATCGTGGACAACTACAACCACGTCCAGCGCATCAAAGAGATCCTCGGATAGTACATGCACAAGGTCAGTGTCACATACCACCGCGCCGGATCCACAGGTCCGGCTCATGGTCGCATAGATCGGACGCTCCCGGAGCGTTGGTCTGAGCTGCGACCTGCTCAGGTGTGGCGCTGCATGGACATGATCATCCGCGGATGCACGCGTCGGGAGATACTCGACTATCTCCTGCATCTGCCTGGATTTATCACCGACCTCATGGAGGCCGGTGCGCTGTACGATCTCATACAGTGCATCGATTGGATGCAGCTCGATACCACATCAGCCACGCCGATCGCGCCCTATATCGAGACACACCGGCGCAGATTTTATCTGCCTACAGCACGGCTGGCTTATAGCACATGCCGGGAGTATATGATGCTCGACAGCCTCTTTGACCAGTACCGGTCAGAGCCATCTGATGAGCTCGAGATCCGCATCATCGCCCTCATGGTACGTCCGTGGAGCGGTCAGGATGGACACTATCCTGATCAGCGCGTCAGCATCATAGCGGAGGAGGAGACCATCGGATGGCGTGCGGAGATAGAGGCACTGCCTGAGGCTATCCGCGCCTATCTCATGACACTCATCTGTGCCATGCGTCGATCCGTATTTGACGCCTATGGTGACTACCTATTTGAGCAGCCACCTGCTGATCCTGAGGAGACAGGTGTAGATCCCTCCGAGCTCGAAGATGATACCGGTATCAATCTCGGCTGGATGGGAGCATTTCTCGATGTCGCTGCAGATGGTGTCTTTGGCACCTTTGACCAGGTACTCGACGCACAGTTTCATGACGTCGCTGCACACATGTGCCGCAAGATAGACGAGGCCCGCCGCCGCCGTATCGATGACCAACACGCCCGTATCAGGGCACAATCCTGATCTGCATGATCCAGACACCTGCCGCACTCACCGCCTACCTATCAGCACTGGCTACCCAACTACCAGGCGTCAGACACGTCATCACCGGCGAAGGCAGCCGCCAGGAGGAGTCCACTAAGTCCACAGCGCGCTATCCCCAGGTATTGATCGAGACACCAGATGCCTATGTGCCTCCGGGTGATGATCAGCTGGGCCTCACCACCACCATCTACGTCATCTCCAGGCCACAGGGCAGCAGCCATGCACATGAGGATATCGCCACTGACGATGCGTATCGCATAGCTATGGCCATGATCATGGCTATACGTGCACATGCATCAGATGACGATCACGGATTTACACTCTCTGATGATGCAGTAGAGATCAGCCCCATTGTATCCAAAGGTAGCGACCAGGCGAGAGGATGGATGTTTGATCTGCGCATCATGATAGACCAGCACTGTGCGACATATGATCCGGATACATTCTTCATGCCACAGTTTCGCTTTGAGGTCAGTGGAGATCCTGGAGAGCCAGAGATCAGCATCACCGACACATCTATCGGTACCGCCACCTCCGACATGTGGTACAGAGAGGAGCGCTCCGGCACTCTGCAGACCGTCGTCGAGCTCGACGATGACACGATCACCCTCACTGCTACAGATCCGGCCAGCACCTACCGCATCGTCCATATCTGGATGCGCATGACACGTGGTGACATCACCCTATGGTCATATGCCAGAGTACATACCGCTGATACCGGCGGCATCTCCGTACCCTTCATACCTCACTATCCTGTCTGATGGCTGCATCCCTAGTCACCGCCCCTGCTGAGCGCAACATGATCCGCACACCGATCTACATCACGATCGAGAGCGGGCAGATGTCAGGCACAGAGGCACCATACACTGCCGACCAGGACAATCTCTACTGCGTCTGCGAGGTATGGGAAGATCCTCCGTCAGGAGATCCGGTACTACTTGCTCGCCTCAGAGCTCCATACAGCACTGATGATAAGCGCGTGACATTTGACATAGCGCCACTGATCCCGCGTACACTCTCGCTCCCCAGTGCAGCCAGTATAGGCATATCGCCCAGCACACCATACCATGACGAGGCCGATGATCTCACCAAGCGCATCTACCTCAAGTATGCCGATGCCTATGGCATACCTGTAGTAGCTGAGACACTGACACAGTCAGATACATTCCTCTGCATCAATGGTGGTCTCCCTGCCGATGCCGTCCAGGATATCAATTGGCCCGGTGCACTCCTGGGTCTGCATTCATATTTCTACAAGAGGGCCGATGCCTATCCATTCCGCAAGCCTGTATCCATGATGCAGCCTGACTGGATATACTACGTCAGCCAGGTCGCTGATGATATCAGCATCGTCGTCACCATCCACTATGGTGATGGCACCTACGATACATACACCGCCATCAGCGCCATCACCCTCGTGGAGGACAAGGGCTACTGGATCCAGTCCGGCTACAATCAGCTCAAGGTCGACGACCATGCCGACACCTCCAAAGATGTAGTAGGCTATGATGTCTCCCTCATCCGCGCCACCGGCGGTCAAAATGCATTTACAGCATTCTACATCATCGACGATGAGTGTCCATCCTGGGAGCGCTATCTCCTCTACCAGAATGGCATGGGTGGCTACGAGACCGTCCGTCTCAAGGGCATCATGCGTCACAGCCACGAGGTCCAGCGTGACCGCTTCGAGCGCACCAGATGGTCAGACTTTTCCATCACCGACGGTGTCACCGATGATCTCACCACCTTCGGCGGTCCGGTATTCACTGCACACACCGGCCACTATCCATCCTGGTATCTGGATCACCTCCGCCAGCTCCTCCACGGCAAGCTCTGGATCATAGACACAGACCTCTCCGGCATCGGCGAGTACCGCTTCAAGCGCATCCTCTGCGACACCAACAGCGTAGATATACGCAGCGATCGCCCCGGCCCCGGCGGCTTTTCATTCACCTACAGACACGCCTGGAAAGATGACGGATATAATGTGTATTAATCCCTCTCTTGAGAGGGATCGCTCTTCACGGAAGAGCGAGGGAGTTCCTCTCCATTCTCGGCAGTATCTCTGCCCACTCACCCCATTACCCAGCACTATCAATCTCATTTAACTAATCAAAAACCTATATCATGTCAGACGCAACAAAAACACTATCCGTTGGTGAGCGGCGAGTCCGCACAACCTTCAATCCATCCGCCGAAAGCTCAGTAGATAAGATCAAGCAGACGACTGCTCAGCTCATCAATCTCTGTGACGAGATCAAAGACAAAGATATCAGGCTCGCGGCACTGGCCATGACTGCATATGAAGAAGCAGCCATGTGGGCCGTAAAGCTGGCGACTACAAACATCTAATCACCCCATCACTAAATCACCCCCTCACCCCATCCCATGCTCGGCATCCGTCTCCGCTCTCGTTTCCTCTCCCTCGCTCCCGATACCCGTATCAGTATCGAGTGGGATCACCCGATGGATATCATCACCGAGGGACGGGATCTGATCAGCAGCGGATTTTCGGTGCCCATCGTCATCCCGATGGATGACAACAATCTGTCCATCATCGGCCCCGTGCATCGTCTCGACTTTGACGGCACCTATGTCAAGGATGAGTACTGTGAGCTATGGAGCATGGGTGTACTCCTATACATGGGCAGTGCTACGATCAAATCCGTAGGCCGTAACCGCGCCAGCCTGTATATCATCTTCAATGAGGTCAAGTCGCTCGAGGATACTGCACTCTCAGAGATCGATCTCGGGGGCTCCAGAGATATCGGCGCAGACGAAGATGAGATCATAGCTCACATGAAAGACACGGCAGTCTCGCCACTTGACTATGACTATATTTTTTGCCCGGTCCTCAACCCGGTGTATGGCACAGATACTTCAGGCCTCAACGTCAACCTGGTCAGCTCCCACATGATCAACCGGTGGATGTATGGAGAGGATAAGTTCCACAAGCAAGGCCGCTCCGTACCTTTCCCTCGGCTGGATTATCTGCTCACCAGGATATTTACCCATCTGGGCTATACGCTCGACAATCAGTGGCAGACTACCGATGAGCTCCGTCAGCTCCTGCTTTACTCCAATCGGGAGATACGCACAGCTGAGGGCGATCTGTCACCTACACTCGATCTCGTAGATCATGTACCATACCGTACTTGCCTCGACCTGGTCAAGGCCGTGCTCAGTACCTATGCCATAGGATTATTTCCTGATCCAGGTACCAGGACGGCCATGATGCGACCTCTCGCTGAGATCATCACTGCCGCTGTGCACATGGACATCACACACCTGGCCGGAGCTGAGTATGAAGCCGACAGGGATAGCAAGTACATATCCCGTCTCAGGTATGACATCGATACAGATGACGCACTCAGTGTAGACTACTCAGGCGTCACGTTCAATCAGGATGCGGTCACCGATGAGATCGATACTGTACATGACTTTGTCGTATATCCTGGAGGCACCTACTATATCCGGTCAGACAACACGTACTACTTGCTTGACCTGGACTCACCTACACCAACCCCTCAATACATCACCCAGGATCAAAAGGAGATCCATCCGGATGATGATGGTGAGACCTACACATCACCACTCATCCCTATGTGGTCCAGCTGGGACCTCACGCGTCGTGGCTGGCTCAAGGGTAGCGACCCAGTAGACGGTGATATCGACCACCAGGAGATGCTCACACCTCACATCCGTGCTCAGGGCTACAGCTTGTCGCAGAGCTGGCTCCGTCGCCCCCAGATAGCATTCAGGACTATGCTATATCGCGGCCTACAGCCATACGATACCGGCATAGATGGTACCTATCCCATGGCCGGCGTGACCAGGTACAATATCCGTGGTGAGCAGGTCGGAGATATCTCCCTCCTCTGGGATGTCGACGGCGGCATCTACGAGACCTACTGGCAGGTCGTATATGAGATGATGCGCACCGCTCGCCGCGTCACTCGCCAGATGCGATTTGATATAGCATTCCTCCTCCAGTTCCGCTTCTATCAAAAATACCGCATAGAAAATCAGAATGTCTTCTTCACACGCCTCCGCTTCGAGCTCTCCTCCTCCGGCATCTCCCCAGTAGAAGCCACCATGCTGACAGCACCGTAATCCCTCTCTTGAGAGGGATCGCCACGCACGGCGTGGCGAGGGAGTTCTGCATCTCTCTTTCAAGAGAGATCGCCACGCGCAGCTTGGCGAGTGAGTTCCCCTCTGTGCGTTCAGAAAAATCCTCCTCACCCCACTCCCACACATTACTCATTTTCCTTATATTTACCTCACCACCCACACCCCTTTCCGCCCTTATCCCTTTACCCATGCACCTCCCCATCCATCGCCACTCCTACAAGGTCCTGATCAAGGCTTATGGTACCGGCCCCATCGTATTGAGCAGGCTCCATCCATTGCTGCCATACCTTACCGCTCCGGTCAGCAGAGACAATGCGCGCCTGGATCGATCCATTGAGATCATAGGGCCGGATCATCTCATCAGTCAGATACAGCCTGATGCAGGGCATACACTCCACCGGATCCACTTCCATCGGCTCATGGACTGGATCACCAGTCATGTCGAGCTGGGGCAGATGGCATGGCCTGCCATGATGGACTACTACCGGGTGTATGACCTCCAGGATGAGGACTATGATACAGCTACAGCCTACAGGATGTGGCACCGGTCGCAGCGACACAAAAACCTCAAAAATATTGCACACTTTTCCCCGTTTACAGTCCTTAAAAATGTGCAGCCCAATATGAAGGCCCTAAATGTCATTTTTGAGACCGCTGCAGTCCTCATCGAGCAGCTTCCGGATGCATTTTTGGACCGCCAGGGGCATCCGGATCCCTCCATGATCCGCAAGGCCATCATGTATACCATGTCTGAGCACTGTGGATGGTCTCAGGCAGAGATCGCGGAGGTCTTTGGCCTCGACAGATCTGGGGTCAGCAGGCACATATCGACCATACATCCCTATGCTGCGCGGGTGATGTCCTGATCCTGAGAGGTGTGTAGGCCATACATTGGCCTCGACATGTCCAGGATGTATTCGCTCAGTGAGGTATGTGCTGCCCGTGCAGGGCTCCGTGCCATAGTATTTTCTGATATGACCAATGTGCTCGGGTATGGTCCGGGCGATCTGCCGCCGGGATCCGGCACAGCTCCATCATTTACAGATACCGATCAGCTCTATAGCATTGCCATGGAGCGATACACCGGAGAGGCATCCCGGGAGAGTGGGAGTGATGATGGTGGCGACTATGCTACCGGGCAGATCCGCTGCTTTGTACCTCTGTCACGCAGCGAGGTCGACATCCTCCTCCGCCGCTGGCGCAATCGCCTGCTCCTCGTCATCGGCATAGACCGCTACGGCACCCAGCATGTACTCGCAGATGCCATTGCCTCCTGGCGACATACCACCGGTGCACGACCGGGTACACGCCATGGATATGAGATCACCTTTAGTGCTCCACTACATTACATCCGACAGCCTATAGCAGGAGATGGTGAGATAGCCACAGCTCCACCTGTAGGCGGTGGTGGTGGCAGCGATCCCGGATCCGGTGACTGCTGCATCACCATACAGCCTATCCAGATCGCCTACACTCCGGCACCGACCGGCAATGTGTCCAACCTCAACGAGATCGTCACCACCCAGAATGGATCCGTCTACTTTATAGACGCTACAGGGCGGGCGATCATCCTCAACAGGCCAGCGCCCAGATACTACTTCTTTGATGGCGACGGCGTCGATGTCGATGAGATCACCCTGCCGCTGGGCTTCCCGGTACCGGATCCTGATGACTATCCACTGCCCACCTACAGTGAGCAGGACGAGATGTCTATCAGACTGCGTGTCAAGCTCGGCTCCAGGTGGATACAGTATGGCCACGAGGAGGGCTTCACCGTCGACTATGCCTCGCGCAAGGTGCTCATCCCTACCGGTACCCGCGGCGCCAATGCCGAGATCTACAGCTACGAAGGCATCCCAGCCAGACCACTCTAATCACCTGTATCATATACTATTGTATGGCACCATCTAAAGTAAAACATCCCTCTTTCAAGAGGGATAGCCACGCACGGCGTGGCGAGGGAGTTCCGCCGAAGGCGCTCTCCCTTCTCGGCATGATCCTGATCCTTTCCTCCCTTCTGCCCTTCCGCCTTTCCGCCCAGACCATCGTCCCTAACCGTGACATCCAATCTGTAGACTCCCTCAACCGAGGCAAGCCCGCCACAGCTCCCGTCACTGTGCTCAAGCGTGGGTATGCTATGATCTCAAGAGCGGATGGACACTATTATCACACTTACCTGCCAGATTATCTGATGGACTCCATAGACATTGCTTTGGGAGGCGGAGATCAGATCTTTTACAAGTTTGGCACCACAGATCCACCGGTGGCTGCTGACGACAGCGTGGAGACGATCGGTCCGAAGTACATCAGGTTTAATGGATTGATAGATACCCTCGATACCTATATTGAGATCCTGCCCACCGGAGCTATATCATTTCAAAAGGGAGATAGTGGCGAAAACGATTACTACAATTGGCTCATCCTCCGCGATATGCAGACTGACCAGGGTAATGTGCCTTGGTACTCATGGGTGGGCTCTACAGCCTTTGAGAGCGACAGCCAGCGCAACATGACATTGACCCAGGGCTTTAATCTTAGCGGTGCCGGAGGTGCTGTGGAGCCGGGAGTGCCAGCCTGGGGAGAAAGCTGGGAGTATCATTTTGCACAGTCGATCAGTGATCACTATGTGGAATGGCATCGCATGTATGTGGACAGCTCCGGCGTACAGCACCGTATAGAATCGATCGTCCTGGACAAGGGAAACTTTGAGGATTGGTACAAATACTACACCCTCCACCGGTGGTTTTTATTGGATCCCATAAACAATCAGCCATATCTGGACATGTTTAGAGACGCTGACAACGGAGCCAATATCAGGATGACAGGATCCGCGTCAGGTGATGGTGCGGACATCTATGTCAATGGAGAGGCAGGCAATATGCAGATACTATCTCATGGCATCAATGCTCCCGAGCTGTACCTGTTTAAAAATACTGATACGTCATACACGCATGTTGGGTTTTTGGATTGGGTGCCGACAGGCGCCGCATCGGTATCGATACCCGGTGTCGATGCATCTGGATACGCTACTAACACTACACTTGGATCAAGCCTATCCCTGTCAGGAGGCACACTCAATACATCAGCTGCAGCAACATCAAAATGGACAGATGGAGGCTCATATCTCTATCCCACAGCCAATGAAGCTATCCACATCCCATCTTACAATTCCTCAGCTACCGGCAATCTCAACATCATCGGATCCATAGATCAGATGTATCCGATCTCATCCCTCTCCAATATAGCCATCGGGCGAGGTGTGGGAAACGGATCACTGTCGGGCTCTGGCAACATCTACCTGGGTAACTATGCAGGTCTGGACAATCTCACCGGAGATCGCAACATCCTCATGGGCTATGCCGCTGGCGAGAACTTTACAGGCTCCAATGCGATCGCCATTGGATACCAGGCCCTGCAGACTAATATATCAGGAACCGGCTGCCTGGCCATAGGTGATCGTGCATTAAAGACCACCACTGCATCAAACAACATGGCACTAGGTAATCAGGCCCTACAGAAGACAACAACCGGATCTGGTAATCTAGGTATAGGAAATATCGCTCTCGTCGAGAATACTACCGGAGCGGACAATGTGGCGATCGGCAATAACTCTGGTCAGAATGGCAATGGCTCCTCCAATGTATTTATCGGGAAAAATGCGGCACTTGGTGGCTCAGGCAATACGGCATCTTCCAATGTGGTCATCGGTACCGGGGCAGGGGAGGCTCTGACGGGCTCTGAAAATGTAATGATCGGTGCATCTGCAGGCGCGCAAAATACCTCATCAGGATACAATGTATTTATCGGATCCGTAGCTGGGTACAACAATGTATCAGGCTCTGGAAATGTATTTATAGGCTCGCAGGCTGGATACAACGAGACCGGCTCCAATAAACTGTACGTTGACAACTCCACCACCTCATCACCCCTCATCAAAGGTGATTTTGGCGCCAACACTGTGATGATCAATGGCAAATCAGGATTTACCAATCAAGGTGGTGGCGCTGTATACATAGGTGGTATCGATGCCAGCAACTATCATACACGCCTCACTCCCGGCCCCGGCATCAGTATCACCGACAACGTCCTCTCCGTCACCCCCACCGGCCAGGACAGCGTATTTATCTCCGGCGACTCCATATGCGTCATAGATATCCTGGGTGATACGGTGTGTGTCAACCAGGACTCATTCTACCTCACAGATACCACAGTGTGCTACATCGTCATGGGTGACACATCATGCGTATCCTTCTCTCCCTCCGGTGGCAACATCTACAATACCAACGGCGCCCTCACCGACAACCGCACCGTGTCGATGAATACCCACTCCCTCCGCTTCTCCCACGGATCTCCCTATGGTGAGCTCCGGCTGTCTCAGACCGGTGTGTATCCATTTATGAGCCTCGACGCACAGGCTGGGATCACTAACAATACATCACCGATGCTATCCTTATCAGGTAGCAATCAGTCGGATATCTATGTCCACTTCAATGGGCTGTCCAATGAAGACTACTGCCTCGGGCAGGACAAGAGCGAGGATACCTTTGTATTCGGCGGTGGAGACAATCTCACTGATGAGCCCATGATCTCCCTCAGCCGGGCACGTGACTCCATCATCATCTACAAGGATATGCAGCTCGATGCAGGGCTCATCGATGGAGGTGGAGATATCGGAGGCGCAGGTCAGGTACTCACCAGCACCGGCACTGAGACCAACTGGGTATCACCAGTCAATCTCAATGTACCTATCTCCGGCCTCATCGCTGCCCTCGGCTCCAACTCCATCGACAATGCCAACTATACGCAGACCTGGCAGTGGAACAGCCTCGGCGCAGCCTCCGGGCTCAAACTCTCCAGCACCTCCACCGCCGCTGCCTCCAATAGTCAGAAGCTATTTGAGGCCCTCATGTCCGGAGCCAATGTTACATCTAACCAGACTACATATGGTGGATACTTTTCCAATACTCATACGGGTAGCTTCTCGAGCAATTATGGTGTGGTAGGTATCGCCTCTGGAGGATCAACATGGAATGCCGGTGTGGCCGGAACAAGCTCTGGTACTAATGGATTTGGAGTCACCGGGTCGTCTTCAAGTACGTCAGGAGCTGGCGTGAGAGGATCTACAAATGCGACCTCTAATGGATGGGGTGTATATGCATATTCTACAGATACAGACTCACAGCCCCTCATAGCCGAAAGTGAGGCATCAGGCACCACAGGAGTAGTAGGATTGGCCACCTTACAGAGGCGCGGAAGTAATAATCCGGCCCCGGGATTTGGCGGATCGCTCAATTTTACCAACACGATCCGCAATCTCGTACCGGCCACTACCAATACCCTCGCCAGCACCTGGGCGGATACCACCTATGCTACTCGATACTCCAGGCTCACCATCACAGGCGTCGGAGATGGCAGTGCCACCGACATCATCTACTTCGAAGGCGACAAAAGAACGAGGTTTAATGGCCGTGCAGAAACGGCGCAGGGCGCAGACGTAGCTTCTGTCGCAGGGGCCATTACGCTTGGAGGCGATGGCAACGTATTTGAGATCACCGGCACAAATGCAATTACGCTGATTTCAAACGTGGGATGGCAAAACGGTTCACAGATTATTTTGCTTTTTACCAGCACGGCTACCCTGACTGACGGAACGGCAAATTCAGGAACAGACATAGGAATGGAGCTGGATGGAAACACCAACTTCACGGGCAGTGCTGGTTATGTCGTAACTCTTGTGCTTTCTGAGATCGGTGGAACCCAAAGATGGAGAGAGGTAAGCAGATCGGTAAACTAATCCCTCTTTTAGGAGGGATCGCTACACACCGTGGAGCGAGGGAGTTCATCACGTCCTATCCCGACCCTCACCCACGCATCTACATTAGCACCAGCATCTGTCTCCGGACAGCTCCATCTCTCTTTCAAGAGAGATCGCCACGCGCAGCATGGCGAGTGAGTTCCCCGGCGCAGCCGCTCTCTGTGTTCACTAAAATCTCTCTCTCTGATGCAAAATCTCCGCTCCCTCCTCTCCTCATCCCGCTCCTACCTGGTCCTCATCGGTATGCTCCTCCTGGGCACCTCTGCCGCCATCGTGTGGCAGCCGCCCATCGTCGACAGCACCCTCCACGGCGACGGCACCCATGAAGACCCTATAGGGGTAGATACCACTGCTATCGCCAGTGTCCATTATGTGGATAGTGTGGCGGCACCGTATAAGGTATATACGGCAGTACTCACTCAATCAGGGACAGATGATCCAGTGGCGACCGTGTTTAAGAATACACTTGGATTCAATATTACCTGGCAATATCTATCACCAGGGAAATATGCTGGGAACGCCGCAGAATGGTATGATTATACAGCCGACCAGGTATTCACATTGTGCAATAACCCATTTACAACACCAACAGCTGGATCGGTCAGCTTTTTCTTCCACGCAGATGAAGATAGAATCAATTTAGTTGTGAATAAAGAAAATGCATTAACGGGAATAATGGCAGCGTCTGACGAAGTGATAGACCCAGATTTTACAAGATTTTCAGTGGAAATACGCATCTACCCATGAGAACCTTAATCTTCCCCTCCATCCTCGCCCTCCTCATCGCGTGCAATCTGCCGACCTTCTATGGTGCGCCCGATGACTTCAGTCCATGGCATGGCACCCACACCGATCAGGATACCACTCTCCTGGACACCATACCACCGGACACCACGATCCAGGATAGCATCATCACAGACACCTGCACGGAGTATGTGCATATCACAGACCCGGCATTTGTCACCGGATACATGACACTTGATGAGGCCATCCAGACGGATGTCACCATCATCGTAGGCCCTTACTCAGCAGTAGTGCCAGAGGATCACCTGGAGCAGGTGCAGCCGATACTCGACAGCTTGCTCAGGCTCTACCATCCGGAGTACACGTATGACGTGCAGATCCGCGATGGCACAGATCCCCGCGCCACCAGCTACATCGTCAAGGGGACTTCTGATCCGTCCATCTTTACCTGGTCCGTCCAGATGCGGCTCAATGGATACAAGGTCTACCCGGGAGCAGAGGAGCGCTCCCTGCAGTTTGTCGGCGCACGGTCATGGGCTGACTGTATGGCGCTGGCTCAGGCGCTACCATCTGCTATCAGATTTAGCTGCTATGGCACATCGTGGGACTCTACACAGTATGTCCAGTATGCCCTGACGATCCTCCATGAGGATGTCTGCAAGGCCGGAGAGCTCTGGGCAGACTTCCGCCACAATGCTGTACCGATACCACAATGGATCGTGGACCTGTACGATGATCGCGACTGGGGTCTGGTGCTACATGCGCCAGCCTATGCTCTTGGTCCAGTGCGCGTCGATCTGCGTGACATGGATGGTGTGACCGATGACGATATCAAGGGACTACTCAGCATGGGCTACCAGGTCATAGTCCGTGACCGAGATCCTGTCCTATCACCTGCCAGATAGCCTGCACCATATTTGATACTATGAAACGATACGCACTCCTCTCCATCCTCGCTGTGCTCCTGATGGGCATGTCTCCGGTGATCGCACAGCCCACGGCCGCATACATGTTTGACATGCCGGCCAGCAAGATCCCCTCCGGCGTCACCAACACGGACATCGACACCATGACCTGGGATGTCAAGCTCCCCTTCACCGTCGATCTCGACGCCACGACGTATGACAATGCCAGCCCGGCCACCGCCATCGCCGCCATCGGAGCCGCCACCAAGACGTATCTGCTCAACACGTGGTTTGCTGCACAGGCCGTAGACACCGCCAATATCAGCCTGGTCGCCGTCATCATCAAGAATATAGATCGAAGGTGGGACACATTTGACCACCCCGACCCGATCCAGCAGTACATAGTAGCCGAGGACATCTACAGAGTCACCGGTGTGGTGAAGTATAATGTGGAGTAATATCCCCATCTCCCTCTCTTGAGAGGGATCGCCGCGCACGGCGTGGCGAGGGAGTTCTCCTCAGTGAGTCCAGCAAAATCATCGTCCATCCATCAATCACAGCATCGTCATGAAAAACTATCCCCGCTTCCTCCTCCTATCCTTCTTCTGCGCCATGGCCATCGGCGCCTTTATGATCATGGCCACGCAGCCATCTCCGCCATGGCAGCCCCCGATCATCGATGCCACCCTGCACGGTGATGGCACCCATGAGGATCCGATCGGGCTCAATGCTCCGATCCTCTACTCCGGCACGCTCACCCAGGCCAGTACCTCCGCGCCTACTGCGCTGGAGCTGTACAATGGCATCGACGACTCAGCCTTTACCTACACCCGCGACTCGATCGGCACCTACAAGATCGAGGGCAGTGATGCAGCATTTACCGACAGCACCTATCAGTTTATAGCTACCACCGGCTCAGTAGCCGTGACGTGCTTGGGGGTGCGCGTCTATAGGCAGTCAGACTCCACGCTGATCGTCAAAAGTTACAAGAGCAATGGATATGGTGTAGACCTCGCCGGCAAGCTCAATCTGGTGATCGTAGGGCCGTACCAGGAGTAACATCCCTCTTATTTATTTGTAATCAATCAACTCACATCACATGCGTAATCGTTTAGTCATCTTGATTGGTGTATTATCCGGCACGAGCTTATCTGCCGGAGCGCTCCAATCTCAATGTGCGGCTGACGATTGTGTTATAGTGGTAGACAACGGAGACCAATTACAGGATCGGGGCATCAGTCTCGTTTCGGTGCCGATCACCCGATATCACTCAGAGGACATGCTCCTCTCGATGGGTATCTTTGATCCGGCAGTGTGGTCATCCATCCACTGGCTACCATTTTCCCACATCGAGCCTACTGGTGAAAGCATGTGCCAGGACTTACTTCAAGTCCAGTGCCATGGTCCTCCTGATTTGTACCGGCGCCATGTATATTGGCGTCGCTGATACTGCACAGCAAAGTCTCAAGATAAAAAGGGCATCGCATCAGCGGTGCCCTTTTTGATTTTGTGCCACTGTGACATCCCTCTTATATCCCTTTTTTAAGAGGGATCATTTTGCACCGCAAAATGAGGGAGTTCCCCGGCGCAGCCGCTCTGTGTATATAGCAGATACTATCTCTCCCGGACCTGTCCTAACTCCAACACACCCCCTCCCTGCATCTTCGGTGCATGGAGTTCGACTTCCCAGATATTGTAGACACCTCTACTGGACTGCTCACCTTCAAGGCCAACAATGCCGGCGCGTCGTTTAACATCGACAAAGAAGCCCGCCTGGTCAAAAACGTGAAGGTAGCCAGGGTAGGAGAGGCACGCGGTCATGATATGTGGGTGGAGATGCAGTTTCTCCAGGATGCCGTCAGCTATGCCAAACGCAAGATGAGCGGCCGTGTTCCGGTCTACATGGGACATCGGTGGGATCCCAACTTTTATCAGATGGGCTACCTCTTCAATATCCGCATCGAAGGTGAGGAGATACTGGCTGATCTCAAGATCTATGAGTCGGCAGACCTGTCTCCAGCTGGAGGCGATATGCCCGAGTGGTTTTTTTCACTCGCTGCTGAGGATCCATCTGCTGTCAATCTCTCCATGTCATTTGCTGCATCTGGCATGTACCAGTATGACAGCAAGGGCGACAAGGTCATGCTGGCCTTTGACTACTACAACTGGCGCTGGAAGAAGGTCGACGACAAGGGCAAGATGTATGTAGGCTTCGGTAGCTGGAACAGCACCGACATCGTACACAAAGGTGCATTGACGGATACCCTCTTCAGTGCTGAGGAGGATACTCCTGCATCCATAGCGTTTACCCAGTTTGCTAACTCCGAAGGGTTTATCGAGTGGTACAAGCATAACATTGATCGATTCCCACAGCTCAATTTGTTTTACCAGGCCCGCTCCAGATTTTCCCTAGGCAAGTTTTTCACCGGTCTATTCTCAAACCAATCCAACCCATCTCTATCCATGGATCCAGTCAACAATCCTACACCGGTAGCTGAGCCCACTACACCGCCAGCTATCGAGACATCCGCTGCAGCTCCGGCTACAGATCTGTCAGCCCTCCAGACGCAGCTCACAGCCCTGCAGGAGCAGATCACCCAGCTCCAGGCCACCAATACCGCCCAGGCCGCCGAGATCGTCGCCCTCAAAAACGCGACACCGGCAGCAGCACCAGTAGGGGTCAGGAGTGAGGATCCGCCCGTAGTCGGTCTCTCCACCAATCCACGTCCGTGGGAAAACTCTCCGATCAACAGAGAGGCCCGTGGATATGCATCAAAAGCCAATCCAAAGTAATCGCTTCAACCCATTTGTCCACCATCTAATCGCACATACCCATGTCATCCTCTCTCAATCTTACTAATGCGGCCAATCTCCAGGCATACGTGCAGACCTATGATTTCAATCTGCTCCAACGCATGTTTAACGGATTCCACTCCGCACCTTTCCTGACACCTCATGCTGATGTCGCCGGTAAGCTCGCCCTGACTGAGCTCATCCTGGGTGATGTGGTCAAGAGGTGGAAAAAAACCTTCGAGCCAAAAGCTAACGCGTTTACCTTCAAGCCAACAGTACTTGAGGTACAACCATGCAAGATCGATCTCGAGCTGTATCCACAGGAGTTTCGTAGTACCTACCTGGGTCATGCCCAGCGTCAGGGATTCAACTCACTGGACAATCCTTTTGAAAAGTACATGATCGATGGCGTCATGAACAAGAAGGATACGGAGCAGGATATCGCCGTATGGTCAGGCGTGCAGACTAACTCACCATCTGACGATGACGGCATGAGCCTCCTGTTTGATGGATATCTCCAGCTGATCAAGGACGCACTCACTGCCGGTGATATCACAGCTGTATCTACGGGCAGTCTCACACTGAATGATATGGTAGAGCAGACAGAGTCTGTCTACAAAGGCCTCAACTCTGCCATGCGCATGAAGGAGGTACACATCTACATGAGCGTCGACAACTGGGCACTGTATGCTGAGTCTTATCGCGAGAACTACAGCAAAAACTACACCCAGAAGATCATCAACGGATTTGATGCCATCAAGCTGGACAATGGTAATGCATGGGTCATCCCGATGCCAGGCATGCTCACCTCTGATCGGATCGTCGCCACTGTGGCAGGTAACCTGCACTATGGCTACAAGAAGGAATCTGATGCTATGCTCAACTTCAAGGATGATATCCGCTCTATCAAGATGTGGTCTGACTGGCTGTTTGGTGTGCAGATCGGTATCCTCCACAATGACTGTATCCGCGTCAACAACCAGGAATAATCACCGTGTCTGCCGATGACAGGCTCCTCCTCCTCCGAGTAAAATATCTGGAGAAGGTCGTCGAAAGGGCACTCCTAAACAAAAGCAACATGGCAAAAAATAAAGACAACAAACCACCGGTGGCTGATGATACATCAGCCGCCGGTGTCACCACTCCACAATCGCCCGGAGATGGTACATCCGATACCGACCAGTCATCTCAACAACCACCAGTGACTCCTCCACAGGTGGAGGCCGAGGCTATCGAAAGAGACTGGGCACTCAGATACAAGAGTACCTCCGTGAGATCGCCCAAGACCGGCAAGCTCATCGAAGTGGACGCCTCAAAGCTGGATGAAGATCCGGAGCTTTTGGCCTGGATGCTGACCAAGCATCCTGATGCATTCTCTCAGCTGCCAGCTCCCAAAGAAGCACCAGCAGCTGATACACAGTAAGCACTTACCGGCCAGCTCACAGGAGCTATCCGGATCACTCCATCACTCCATCTCAAAATCGCCCAATATCATATGGCCTGCTCTAATGTAGAATCAATCGCAAAAGCCCTCTGCAACCGCGGTACCGCCAAGGGGGTCGTCAAGGCATGGTTTGCTGCCGAGGAGGACGTACTGTCCATCCCATCAGCGACCAGTCACGTCATCTCCGGAGATATCACCCTTGATACCGGCAAGTACTTCCGCGAGATCGGCATCGACAAGGTCGGCAGCTCCTTCAAGTTCTCATCTACCGGTGAGGGCATGAGCAAGGAGTTCTCCAACACCGCCGTCCTGTTTGTCAATGGCGTCCATGCCTCCGTATCGAAGGTGGTCACCAACTTCATCCGCGGCAACTATATCCTCATCGTCCAGGATAAGAATGGCAACAAGTGGCTCTTTGGTGCTGTCTCCGACGGCGCAGAGATCTCCATCGAGGCCCAGGATGATCGTAACGGATACGCCCTGAGCGCTCTGTGGACCTCCACCGATCTGCCCTACAGCTACACGGGTGCAATCACAGTAGAGGAATAATGGCCCGCAACGGATCACAGCATAACGAGACAGATCAACCTCTAGAGGATGATCTTGTAGGGACACCTCGTGAGGTATCACCTACTGTCGTGACGGCAGTATCCCGCTATCGCTACCTCGGCCACATCCCCTCCAACCGCTCCGCCTACGTCATCATCGACAATCTCAAGCTCCAGCCGTGGAGCATGACTGATGACCAGGTAGACAAGCTACTACAGCTCCGGCCAGACCTCAGGCACCGATGGGAGGTGATCGGATGATCGGACACAACTGATACTAATTTTGGACTCAAGCATCAGCTGCACCATGGGCACGTACCGGGTGCAGCTTTTTTTATACACCATGACCCATGCCACTATCAGATAGAGATCAGATACAGGTCGACAAGTACCGTCAGCAGGATCAGTATGTCACTGATCGATACAATCTGTCTCAGGCATTGCTACTGCCTTTTAAGCGGGAGCTCGATGCGTGGTCTGTATCCTTTGTCCATGACCGTCGGCGCAAGATCCGGGAGGTCGATCTGGTATCTACCGGTGATCTCGAGAGTGATTGGGGTATCCAGGTCCGCGCTCGAGAGGATGGGGTAGTGCTGGCAGACTTTTCATTTCCGGAGTATGGCCGGTTTTTTGATATGCGCCGTCGGAGACCTGCTGAGGCTGCCGGGCCGCCATTTGACGAGATCAAAGACTGGGTCGAGCGCAACCTACAGTCAGGCCGTTTCAAATACAGCAACCTGGCCAAGGCTCGTGGCCTGGCCTACGACGATCCCAGAGTGGTCCATGATGTAGCATGGCGTATAGCCCGCGGCAGCAAGTTTAGGAGCAATCGCCGGATCTGGTACAACAAAGGCAAGGAGGCATCGATCAATGATCTCTATGACCGGCTCCAGGCCATAGCCCGCCGCATCGTAGGAGACCTGACCCTTCGATCATTAGATCCATCATCTACAACCAATCCATCATGAGTATACGCAAGGACCTCATCCAGCTCTCCGTCGAGATCAACGGCACCAAGGCCGGTGCCACCTTCGAAGAGCTCAAGCGCAATGCCCGGGATCTGCAGCGAGAGCTGTCCAAGCTCGCACCCGGTACACAGGCCTTTGCTGACAAAGCAGCGGAGCTCAAGAAGGTCAACAATGTCATGGCTACGATCCGGAAGGAGACGGCGGGTGTGGCACAGGGGACTAAAAATCTGACCGGAATTTTCGAAAAGGGAGTCACCGCGTATCTCGCTTATTTCAGCATCAGGCAGGTAGCGGTATGGGGTCAGCAGTTTGTCGGCTGGATCACAATAGGGACCATCGCGCTGGAGGCGATGAAGAAGAAGACCGAGATCGTATTTGGTGATTCCATTGATATCGTCAGAGACTATGCGAAGCAGAATGCGCAGTCACTGGGTGTCACGGAGACAAAGTATGCATCCCTGGCTGCCCAGATCGGTGATATCCTCATCCCCATGGGATTCCAACGCCAGGAGGCAGCAAAGCTATCAGCCGACCTCACCAATCTCTCAGGGGCACTCTCTGAGTGGACCAATGGACAGCGCTCAGCAGAGGATGTATCCAAGATCCTGGCAAAGGCACTCACCGGCGAGCGTGAGTCTCTCAAAGAGCTGGGCATCGTGATCACGGAGGCTGACATATCAGCTCGTCTCCTCGAGAAGGGGCAGAATAAACTCACAGGTACCATGCTGCAGCAGGCTAAAGCTGTGGCTAACTATGAGCTGATCCTTGAGCGGAGCAAGGATGCACAGACAGCATTTGTCAATAATCAGGACAGCATAGCCCGAAGTGGCAACCGGGTGACAGCGGCATTAGAGCAGGCCAAGGAGCGTATCTTGTCTGACCTACTACCTGCCTGGAAAGCGCTGACCAATGCTGTGGCCAATCTCATAGCACCATATAAGCAGCAATCTGAGGCACTCGAGGATACACGCGCACAGTTCAATGCTGAGATCGCTGTATTGAAAAGAGGCGAACTCACAAAGCAAGCCACGACCTCCCTGGTCAAAGAAATGGTGGCAAAGTATAAGGACTTCAACATCACCACCGAAGATCTCACCAGCGGCCAGGACAGACTCGAACAGACACTCCTCCGTGTCAATCAAGCATTTGAGGATCAGATCAGGACGCTTAACTTAAAAGAGAAGTATAAAGCCCTCGACAGTCAGTTGATAGATATACAGCTCACCGAGAAGGGGCTTGGCATTGAAGTCGAAAAGGCTCGTGAACGTCTAAAGCAATTTGAGGATCAGGTGAGCAATTCACTCACCAAGGATCTCAGCGCGGATGATTATGCAGCGGCATATAACCAGGTCAAATCAGCCGTTGATAATGCCACACAGGCGCTCCGTGAAAATCAGAAAGCTCAGGCAGACATTCAGAAACAGATAGATGATCTGCTCCAATTTGGCCAGGACAAAGGGATTGATCTGAAAGCAGACGAAAAGGCTGCCGCTGCTGCTGCAGAGGCAAGGGCAAAGGCTGAGGCCGAGGCGGCTGCAGAGGCAGAGAAAAAGGCCAGAGAAGCTGCTGAGGAAGAGGCCAGAAAGGAGCGCGAGCGTATCCTGCAGGCCCGGTTAAAATCCATTCAGGATACCAATCAAAAGGAGCGCCTCCTCCGCCTCCAGTCCATAGAGTTCCTCCGGAATGATGAGACAGCCTACAATGCTGAAAAGGCTCGCATCACACTGGAGTCTGAGATCAAGACTGCCAGACAGTCTGCAGCACTGTATAAAGAAGGCACACTGGAACGCCTCAAATATCTCCAGGAGGCACTGGACAAAGAGGTCGAGCTCTCCAAAGTCAAAGACGAGCTACTGCTCAAGCAGCGAGAGGAGCAGATCGAGAAGGAGTTTGAACTCCGTCGGGCAGCCCTCCGCGAGGAGCTGTCAGATGAGGAGGACCGTACAGCGGCCCTGGAGATCGCGGAGCTGGAGCGTCAGCAGCGCCTGGCACAGGCCCGCCTATCATCAATCCAGGAAGGCTCCTCCGAGTATCAAAAGGCTATCAACGACATCGCCGATCTGCAGGCCCAGATCGACAAGAAAAACCAGGACAATACCCTCCGGCTCACTGCCGAGGGTCTCGAAAGACGCAAGCTGCTGGCCATAAAAGCCCTGGATCAGCTCGGCCTGGATGAGGCAGACTACCAGAAGGCCCGGGAGCGGATCGAGCTGGAGACCGATATAGCTATCCTCCAGAGCCGGATATCTCTCTATGCTCAGGATGCTGATGAGCGCCTGAGGCTGGAGCAGGAGCTCGCGGACAAGGTCAAGCAGCTCAATGGGATCACCTTTAGCGTGCCCGATGGTACAGCTACATCAGGTGGTACCAGTACACCAGACGATCAGACAGCCGCCATCGAAGCCCAAAAGGAGAAGCTCGACCAATACGCTCAGGCTGCCCTCTCTACCACCAACACCCTGGCCAATGCTCAGCTCTCCATCGAGCGCGACCGTATAGACCGCACCCTGCAGCTCGAGCTGGATGCCATCGATAGGGTAGCAGATGCGCGCCGTCAGGCAGCAGGTGATGATGCTGTGCTACTGGCCAAGATCGATGCCCAGGCCCGTGCAGAGCGCGAGAAGGCAGAAAAGAAAGCCGCCAAGGAGCGTAAGAAGCTCGCCCGGACAGAGGCCGTCATCCAGGGAGCACTGGCCGTCGTAGAGGCACTGCCTAACACAGCAGCAGCCGTCGCTGCAGGTATAGCCACAGCAGCGCAGATCGCCGTGATCGACCAGCAGAGCTTCTATCGTGGTGGACCTACTGGTAGTCGTGGCATCTATCGTGACAGCTCTGGCCACAGTGTCGCCGGCGTGGTACATACCGACGAGTATGTCATCCCCAGATCCATCACACAGGATCCGGAGTATACACCAGTGATCTCATACCTGGAGCAGATCCGCCGTGCCAAAGGTGGCTATGCTGAGGGAGGCTATACCACAGTCAGCACCAAGCCGGCAGCATATGTGCAGACAGTTACTGGATACGCATCGATGCCTGAGCTGGCTGATATCCGTGGCCTGCTCCAAGATATCAAATCGATTACTGCAGCATGGCCAAAAGTGATCAAGGCAGTGATGGCATACACCGAGTTTGAGACCACCCGGGACACGTATGAGGATATCCGGAGTAGGAGTAAGGCGTAGGCAGTGTATCTGCTACAGACGCACCATATCGATCGATAGCAGATGCCTTGCCTCAGTGTCTGACAGGCAGATGATCTCGATCTTCTGCAGTTTCTCCACGTAGACATACTCACCGGCTTCCGGATCGTACAGCAGGATTCAAGTATTTGCCATTCAATATATTATCACACCTTACCTAAAGCATTTTCTAAAGGCACAACCAAACAACCACGGAAAATGCGTGTTTTTTCACAGGGGGTGGAAAAAGGGATGATGTATCACACCTGATCCCACCAGGCAGTCCTAACCGACAGGGTCAAATGCGCCTCACATTTGATCAACACATGGACGCAGCTCCCCGCATATCGATCCAGGAGGTATTAGCCCATATCCGCTCTGCTACTGACAGCACCCGGCCATTTCGCCTCGTGGTGGTCAGATCCACTGGCAGATCCCGCGGAGATATCCGTATCATGGCTCAATGCATCAAGGGCGCTCCGGCCGGATCCCCTCTTCCAAGAGGGGTCGCCACGCAAGGCGTGGCGGGGGAGTTCCAAGAGAGGGAGTCTGCAGAAGGCGCACGCCTTCTCCACAAAGAGCAGGATACCATCCCCATCACTGACCTGGAGGATGGCCAGTATAAGACGATTCTGATCAGTCACATCATTGGTTTTAACGAGTATAAAGTCTACCACTAAGCATGGCATCTACATTATTATCCGACGATCTTGGCATCATCACCCTGGAGGGCACAGACATGGCATTGGCTGTCACATTTTCTGACCGGCATATTTCTGCAGGCGAGATCCAGAGGATCAGCTACAAGGGCAGCTCCCGGGATGGCGACCCGATCAGGCTCTGGGGCCGCCGCAATGATCTCCCACAGTACCGTGAGCAGATCGTGAGCGAAAACCACATCGTAGGCACCCTCATGCAGACCAAGCGTGACATCATACTTGGCACCGGCCTCTATGCCTACAAGATGGACTTCAAGAGCGACGAAGGCATGCGCAACATCATAGAGGTACCGATGCCTGACAAGGCACAGGAGTTTTTTGACCGGGTCGATATCGAGGCATACCGGCAGGAGGCTGCAAAGCAGTTGATCTTCCATGCCAATATCTTCACACAGTTTGTCATGTCCGAGGGCACGGAGGTGATGGATATCAAGCTGATAGATTGCAAATACGTCCGCCTGAGTGAGCAGGATGATACCGGCCGGGTGACTAAGGCATACATCTCCGGAGCCTGGGCCACCGGTGAGTATCAAAAGGATGGCGTGACTCCATTTGACCGTAAGGTCGTCATGGTCCCGCTATATGACAGCACCCGCAGGCAGCCCCTGTTTATCCTCCATACCGGTGACTCCATGCTCAATGATGGGTACTACAACTCACCTACCTGGTGGGCCGCCAAAAACTGGATCGAGCTGGCCAATGGTATCCCGGTATTCCATCAGTCTAACATCATGAATGGATACGTGCCGCGCTTTCATATCCAGATCCCGAAGGGCTATTTCAAATCACTGCCACCACAGGGCGAAGGCATCAATACCACAGACTGGCACAAGAAGGCCAACGATGAAGAAGCCACCCGCAAGAGTGAGTTTATGGAAAACATGAACAAGATGCTCGGAGGCATGCAGAAGGCCGGTCGGGCTATTTTTACCACCTTCGACATCAACGAGGCTATCGGCAAGGAGTATCCGGGTATCAAGATCGAGCCCATCAATGTAGATATCAAGGATGACGCATTGTTGTCTCTTTTCGAAAAATCAAATCAAGCCGTCATCTCCTCGCAGGGTATCCACCCCACACTGGCCAATATTGAGACCGCCGGCAAACTCTCCAGCGGATCCGAGATGCGCAATGCTTACAATGTATTCCTGGGCACCAAGACCTACACGCCCCGCCAGATACTTCTCAAGGCCATCAACCTGGTCAAGAAGATCAACAAGTGGGATCCGGAGATATACTTCGGGTTTCAAAACACCGAGATCGTGACACTTGATGTATCACCCACTGGTACACAGGACAATGCTATCACAGCACCTCAGTCATGAGCCACCCCACATATGACAAGCTCCTCCGTCAGCTAAAGCAGAGGAATCCTGGTCATGATATGCTGCCGGTCATAGAGAGCATGCCGGGCACGATGCTGGCCTGTGAGTATATCCGGATCGCGCTACAGGACGAGGTCGCAGTATCACCGGAGCAGTTTACCCTGGACGCACTATACAATCAGAAGAGCGCCCTCTACAGCCGCCGCGCGGTGCTCAGTAATAAATTTCACCTGGCGACATCCAAAAAGGAGCGGGCTGATATCTCAGTAGCCATTGGATCCATCCAGACCGACATCATCCAGCTCCGACGTCAGCTCGACTACTATCACGAGACGGGCAAGCTGCCACCGGTACCAGAGAAGCTGGTATTGCCGGCCAGTGGAGAGCGTAAGCGCATGAAGCTCCACTCAGTCCGCACATCTATATCCAGATACAAGGGTCTGCTCCGTAAGGAGACTGATCCCATACGCATCAAAAACTATGAGCACAAACTCTCCAAACTCATCGAGCAGGCCCGGGAGCTATCTGCCTGAGCGCCCACAGATCACGCGCACCGAAAATCGGGATCTACCACGCATCGAGCGGATCTACAATCATCTCATGTGGCCTAAATGGTTTGACCTCACGGAGGCTGACACTAAGCACCTGGAGCGTATGCGTATCGCATACAACATCCTGATCGCTGCCCCTACGGATGTCGAAGCGAGAGCGATGATCCGCACGGCCGTATTGGGCACCAGGCTCACGATATCGGAGGTCATAGAGCTGATCTATGACACCAAGGAGCTCTTCGGCCGTATCAACGCATCCAATAAGGATTTCGATCGTCAGGTCGTGCGCGCTCAGTTGATTGAGTTAGCCAGGAGAGCCCGGGAGGCCGGTGATCTGAAACAGGAGCGCCTGGCATGGTCAGACATCATCAGGTTGGATGGTTTGGCATTAAAAGAGAAGGAGTCAGCAGGGCCTATTGTGCCACCACTGCCTGATGTAGTCATCACAAATGCTATCCCGGCGCCTTCCACACGTCAAGACCACAGCGAGCCCGCCATCATCGAAAGCACTCCAACTGATGAAGAAGAATAGTGTAAATGTATGGATCAATAGTGCCCAGATGGCAGCTTTATCTGCTATGCAGGGTGTGGCCATCTATCTTATCAATATATGGGGACGTGGCACAGGTAAGTCTGGTACCATTGGCTTAGGTCATTACAATCGTCTCATTAAACTGCCACGCGCAAAATGGTTTCTCATAGCGCCGACCTACAAGCAGATACTCAACAATTGTCTATCACCTATGATCGACCTGTGGACCAATTTTGGCCTCAGGGAGTATGACTGGAAGACCCGGTTGGGTCATTACACCATCGGCCGTACGCCTCCGCCCCATTTTGAAAAACCCTACAAGCCTCCCAGGCAATACGATCATGTCATCACCTTCTGGAATGGATACACCATTGAGATGATGTCCATGGATCGACCTGATCTCAATCGTGGTGGATCCTTTGACGGTGGTGATGCTGACGAGCTCGCCCTCATCAAGCGCGACCATCTTGAGAAAAACATACTACCGACCATCCGGGGCAACAAAGACAAATACGGCAATAATCCCTGGCACGGTAAGTTCTCAGGCTATACCTCCATGCCCTGGAAGGATAGCGGCCAGTTTGTCCTGGAGTATGAGCTCAAGGCCAAAGAAGATCCTCGCTTCCATTATTCAGAGGCCACTGCTCACTGCAACCTTTATGCACTGGGGCCTGACTGGATTGGAAACCAAAAAGCAATCCTCACCCCAGAGGTATTTGATATTGAGATCATGAACCTGCGCAAGCGTAAAGCTGAGGGCATGTTTTATCACAAATTCTCCGAGGCCAAACACACCTATGATCCGGTGATCAAATACATCGATGATCCAGGTGGCCGTGGCATTATGGTAGATCGCTATACGGATCATAACCCAGAGCAGCTCATCGATATCAGCTGGGACTTTGGCGGTTGGTTTACCTGTGCACTATTATTTCAGCAGCGCCATACTGCAGCTGCAGCACACTTGATCACTGAGCACATGATTGATAGCTTCTACGTTCTCAAGGGTGGATCCGCTGAGGATCTAGTAGACAACATCGTGTCGAAGTATTCCCACCATGGGATGAAGTATGTCCGCCTATGGGGTGAGCCACGTGGCCATGATCCATCCGCACATGGGAAGACGCTATATGAGAAAGTGAGAGACCGGTTTGCATTCCACAAATGGTTGGTCGAGATATGCGTGACCAACAATCCTGCCCACAGTCATGATCGTAGATATGTGTATCTCAACGATGTGATGGAAGAAACCAAAGGATACCCTAAGCTCCGGTGCAATAGTGAGACATGCAAAGCACCCATCCTCGCCATCCAGTACGCAGAGAAGGACGCCAAGGGTCATAAGGACAAAAGCAAAGAGAAGGACCGGGACTTCGATCAGCGTCTGGCACCACACTTCACTGATGCTCTCGATTACTTCTTCATGCAGAAGCACTATCGCCAGGACATTGGCTCTGGCAACGAGGCCTGGTTTTCATAGTATTCCCATCCATTCAATCGCTCGACGAAGGAGAGTAAGCAGTGACGCCGCGACAGCGGCCATAGACTATCTGTCGAGCGCAGCGAGACGCCACTTTCCTATTCGCGATTTTTCGAAGGCTTCGCCAATCATTACTCCAGCATTTCAAATCAGGTAATTGTGGCGAAGCCTTAAACGCGCTGTGGCGCTGTGTGGATCGCTATAGCAGATAACCTGAAAAAATGGCCTTTTTCTGATCAAAATAAGGTGAAGG